GGCCGCAAGCTGCTGGCCATGGCGGCGACAGTGGGAGGAATTCCTGTCGCGGCGGGATCGGACGGAAAGGTATAAGGCATGCCACTGACTGCGAAACAGCGGGCTTTCGTGGCCGCCTATCTCAAAGACCACAACGCGACCCAGGCTGCGATCACGGCTGGTTACAGCGAGAGAACGGCGAAGCAGCAAGGCTCCATGTTGCTCAAGCAGCCGGAGATCAAGGCGGAAATCGACAAGCGCATGACGAAACTGGTGAACCGGCTGGAAATCACGGCGGAGCGAGTGCTTCAGGAGCGCGCGCGCCTAGCCTTTTTCGACCCACGCCGCATGTTCCGCGAGGACGGTACGCCCAAGGCGGTCACCGAGCTGGACGATGACACGGCCGCCGCGGTGGCTGGCCTGGACATCGAAGACCTCTACAGCGGGCGTGGCGAATCGCGCAAGCACATCGGCAACGTCCTCAAGTACAAGCTGGCGGACAAGGGCGCGAGCCTCACGGCGCTGGAAAAACACCTGGGACTGTACAAGGACGATGGTGGAGACAGCGTGCCGCTCAACATTCACATCCACCTGGGGGACGACTGATGCGTATCGATGACATCATGATCCGACGCAATCCGCGCAACGCCTCCACCTTCGTGCTGCATGTGGAGATCAGCGGCTTCAAGTTCACCGGGGAATTCGCCGACATGGGCGGCTTCCTCACGGCAGTCTCCGAGATGGCCCAGTTCTTCGCCATCAAGCTGGGCAAGATGAAGTCGAAGGACCAGAAGACCAGCCGTCCGATCCTGAACGGCTGAGGCGGACATGGCCAGGGCAAAAGCACAGCAGCAGGACCAAGAGCCGGAAGTGGCGCCCGGCGTGGTGCGCTATTTGCCCCCCGGCCCGGTTGGCAAGGCTTTCATCAAATCCGATGCCTTCGTAGCGGCTATCCGCGGCCCCATCGGCAGCGGCAAGTCCACCTGCTGCGTGATGAAACTGATCCGCAACGTGCAGAAGCAAAAGCGCCTGAAGGACGGCTGGATCAGGCGCCGCACCGCAGTAATCCGCAACACCTACTCCGAGCTGCGCACCACCACCATCAAGACCTGGCACCAGTGGATTCCGCCGTCCATGGGCAGCTACCGCGATACGGCGCCGCCGACGCATCACGTGGTGGACCAGGCCAACAAGCTCGACTGGGAAGTGATCTTCATCGCCCTGGACCGGCCGGATGACGTGCGCAAGCTGCTGTCGCTCGAGCTGTCGGATGCCTGGATCAACGAGGCGCGCGAGGTGCCAAAGGCGATCCTTGAAGGCCTGACCGGCCGCGTTGGCCGCTTCCCGCGCCATGCCGAAGGCGGTTGTACCGATCCGCAGATCCTGATGGACACCAACCCGCCAGACACGGACCACTGGTGGTATCGGATGGCAGAAGATCCATCGCCAGAGGATGTTGAGCTCAATGCCGAGCTGGAACAGAAACTGCGCGAGCTGGGCGCATTGCGGCAAGACCAGAAGCTCTACGAATGGTTCACCCAGCCCGGCGGTGAAGCGCCAAATGCTGAGAATACCGGCAACCTCCCACCCGGCTACTACCTGAAGGCCAAGGCCAACAAGGCGCAGGAGTGGATCAAGGTCTACATCGACGGCGCCTATGGCTTTGTGATGGACGGTAAGCCGGTCTATCCGGACTTCCGCGACAACGTGCACTGCAAGCCGTTTGAGCTTTCGCCCCGCCTGCCGCTGCACATCGGATTGGACTTCGGCCTGACGCCTGCCGCGGCTTTCGGACAGCAGATGCCGAACGGCCAGTGGCGTTTCCGGTCAGAAGTGGTCACCGAGCGCGCGGGCATCATTCGCTTCGCGGGCCTGATCAAAGACCACCTGGCAGAGCGCTATCCGGATTTCAAGCTGGCGCGCGTGACAGGCGATCCAAGCGGCAACCAGGCCCAGGGCGGCGATGAGAACGAGCGCACCGTGTTTCAGCTTCTGGCAGCCAACGGCGTGATTGCGCACCCCGCCCACAGCAACGATCCGACCCTGCGCCGCGAGGCCTTCAGCAAGCCAATGCGCACGCTTATCGACGGCGAGCCAGGCATGCTGATCCATCCCGACTGCAAGGTCTGGCGCAAGGGCTTGGCCGGTGGCTTTTGCTACCGCCGCATCCAAGTGTCCGGCGAAGCACGCTACCGCGACACGCCTGACAAGAACCACTTTTCACACATCTGCGAGGCCGGCGAATACCTGATGATGGGCGCCGGCGAAGGGCGCGCGATCGTCAAGCCTGAGATCACTCAGGCTCGTCCCGCCTTCGCAATTTCCGATTACTCGATCTTTGGAGATGACTGATGGGCGGACTCGTCAAAGGACTCTTCGGCAGCACGGACACGCCACCGCCGCCGACACCGATTACCCCGGCGCCTCCGCCCGTGATCGAAGACACGCAACTTCAAGCCGAGCAGCAAGCCGATCAGCTTCGCCGCCGGCAAGGCCGCGCCTCAACCATCATCGCTGGCGCCAAACAGGACACCACCGGCGCTTCGCCAGCTGTGGGCACGAAAGCACTTCTCGGGAGCTAACCATGGCACGTCGCATTCGACTCGATCTTCTGAACAACGCATCGGCGACTGGCACCGCCATGGAATGGCCCGGCGGCCGCGGCGTCTTCGCGGCGGAAGCGACCTTCGGCGGTGGCAGCGTCAAGCTGCAATGGCAACTGCCGAACGGCACCTGGGCGGACGTGGGCACAGACACCTCTCTGACGGCGAATGGTGCCGGGGGCTTCGAACTGCCGAACTGCATCATTCGCGCAGCAGTCGCCACTGCTACCGCCGTATATGCAACGGCTGTCGGCATTCCGGGTAACGTCGCGGGCTAAGCATGCCGACCACTACTTGGCCCTTGACCAGCAGGCTGACGTGGCCCCTGACCGGACCGCTTGACCTGAGTAACAAGCGCCTGCAGCCCTCCTTCGCTCTCGACTTCCTATCCGGCGTTCTGGATAGTCGCGTCACCCTCACCCGCCCCTCCGGCCGCACGCGCTGGAATTCATCGGGCGTGCTCGAAACGCTGGGGAACAATGTCCCGGCCTTCGACTACGACCCTCTCACGCTGGCCATTAAGGGGCTGCTGATAGAGGAACAGAGAACGAACTCCATCCGAAATAGCACGATGGTGGGCGCTGTTGCAGGTACGCCGGGCACGTTGCCGACCAACTGGAGCGTTTTCACCTCGCTGACCGGCTTGACCCGTCAAGTGGTTGGGACGGGCACGGAAGCAGGCGTGTCGTACATCGACGTTCGGTTGAGCGGAACGCCGAGCGCGGCTGGCAACTACTTCCTTCAATTCGACACCAACACGGCCGTTGCTGCACTGAATGGACAGACTTGGACATCGAGCCTGTTTAACAAACTCGCTTCCGGCTCCCTGTCCGGTGTTACTGAAATTCGCTTGGCGACCTCACAGCGCGACGGTTCTGGCAACGATCTTGGCAGTGCCTACAACGTGTTTGCGCCGTCTGCAACCATGACGAGGTCTACGCACACGCTAACCAATTCGTCGGCGTCCACAGCGTTCGAGTTGACCTATGTGCAGTTCGTGCTTTCGGGCGCGGCCATTGATTTCACTATCCGCTTGGGGCTTCCCCAGCTAGAGCAAGGCGCATTTGCCACGAGTCCCATCCCCACCACGACTGCTGCTGCCACCCGAGCCGCAGACGTGGCTTTGGTGTCGCCGCTGGCAGCGTGGTTTAACGCGAATGAAGGGACGTTGGTTGCCAAGGTTCGGTGGGGCGGCCTCGCAGCCAGCTCTTTCCCGGGCCTTGGCTTCCGAGGGGCTGGGTTGGAGGCAATCGGCTTCTTTGCGAATCAGGCGACTGGACAGAGCGTGGCGCTGGTTCGTGATGCTGCTCAAGTTTCGCAGGCTCAAATGACCATCCAAGGTGCGGGTGTTGTGCCCGGGGCGCGCAGTGCGATGGTTTTGGCATACAAGGCCAACGACTTCGCCGCATGTGCGAATGGCGGGACGGTCTTGACTGATACCAGCGGCACCGTCCCAACGATGAACCGGCTACAAGCCTACAACTTGGACAACTCGCTCAACGGCTGGCTGGAAGTGCTTTCCTACTACCCGATCCGCCTCCCCAACGCCACCGTGCAGGCACTGGCAGCATGAGAGACATCTATCTGAGGGCTGCCAGCGAGCCCGAACTGTACGCCGCGCTGGAAGCGGCTGGCGTGGCTTCCGTGCAATGGCTGGGCCGTGGCGAACCCGTGACCGATGCCGCTCTGATCGCTGAGCTGGATGCCCAGCCGGTCGATGCCGACCTGTCCTGCGAATACCAAGGCCGGCACTACGCGGCGCGCGATGGTCAATGGCTGGTGCTGCTGCCGACCGCTGTTGCCGCTCCCGGCTATGCCCTGGACGTGATCGGCGCCATCAGCAAGCAAGTTGGCGGCACGGATGACGAGCCGGTCGTGCGACAGCTGCCGGGCTTCCACGCCAATCTGCGCGGGGAGTTGACCGACGAGCAGACAGCCAAGCTGCCGGTAATCCCTGTGCCGCAAAGCCCGGCGAGGGTTTGGGCATGAACGATCACATCCTGCTGCTGGTCTTCATAGCCCTCTGCGCGCTGCAGGCGGCCGACATGCTGACCACGATCCTGGTGCTGGAGAAGAACGGCGCCGAACGCAATCCCATCGTGCGCTGGCTGATCGACAAGCTGGGCCGCGTGCCGGGCCTGGCAACCGCAAAGGCCACGGGCGTCATTGCCGGCGCTGTGCTCGTTGCCCACGGTCAGATCGAATGGCTGGCGCTGACCGCCGCCCTCTACCTGGTGGTGGTGATCAATAACCTGCGCGTGCTGCGGCAGCTCTGAAGAAAAGGAATCCCCATGGCAGATAGCCGAGCAGACCAATGCATCCGCGAACATGAGCAACTTGCCTCGTTGCGGGGAATTTGGGAAAACCATTGGCGGGAAGTGGCTGAGCGCGTGCGCCCGAACCAGAACTATTTCCAGCGCCAGCAGCGGCCGGATGGCGACAAACGGCAGGAGAAAGTGTTCGATGCTACCGCGCCGCTGGCCCTGCCGAAGTTCGGCGCGGCGGTGATCTCCATGGCCATGCCAGCCAGCCAGCAGTACCAGCGATTGGCGCCGGTGGAAGACTCGCTTGAGGAAGACTCGGCCACGCGCCGCTACCTGGACGCGGTGACGAACATCCTGTTCAAGGTGCGCTATGCACCGCAGGCCAATTTCCAAAGCCAGTCCGGCGAAGTGATTCTGGACGTGGGCGCTTTCGGCACCGGCATTCTGTTCATTGATGACGTGCTGGGCATCGGCATCCGGTACAAGTCTTTCCCATTGGCCGAGTGCTACATCGCAGAGGATGCGCACGGCCGCGTGGACACGCTGCACCGCAAGTATCCGCTGACGGCGCACCAGGCAGTGTCCATGTTCGGCCTGGACAACCTGCCCAAGCGCATCCGTGATGCATTCGAGAAGAACCCTATGCAGAAGTTTGACTTCCTGCATTGCGTGAAGCCGAACCCGGAAAAGATGGCGCGGCGCCGCGATTGGCGTAGCTGGGATGTGTATTCCTGCTATACCGCGCTGGAAGACCGCTCCATCGTCAGCGAGGGCGGCTTCCGCACCTTTCCCTTCGCCGTGCCACGGTATGAGACCAGCCCGCGCGAGTGCTACGGCCGCTCGCCGGCCATGAACGTGCTGCCGGCCATCAAGACCCTGAACGAGCAGAAGAAGACGATCCTGCGCGCTGCCCAGCGTGTGGTGGATCCGCCGATCATGCTCTCCGACGATGGCAGCCTGCAGGCCTTCAATACCCGCCCAAATGCGCTGAACTATGGCTATGTGGGCAGCGACGGCCGCCCGCTGGCGCAGCCGTTCAACACCAATGGCCGCATCGACATCGGCCGCGACATGATGCAAGACGAGCGCGACGCCATCAACGATGCGTTCTTCGTCACCCTTTTCCGCATCCTGGTGGAAGAGCCACAGATCACGGCCACCGAAGCCATGCTGCGCGCGCAGGAGAAGGGGCAATTGCTCGGCCCGACCATGGGCCGCATTCAGGCAGAAATGCTCGGCCCGCAGACTCAGCGCGAACTGGACATCTTGTCCGCTGCCGGTGTCCTGCCGCCCATGCCGCCCGCGCTGGCCGAGTCTGGCGGTCAGATCAAAATCGAGTATCAGAGCCCGCTCAACCTCGCGCAGCGCGCTGGTGCTGGCATGGCGATCATGAACACCGTGGCTGCTATCGCACCTCTGGCCCAGGTCGAACCGTCCGTGATGATGATCTTTGATCCCATCGCGGCGGCGCGTGAACTGGCCATCATCAATGGCACTCCGGAGAAAGTGCTGCGCACCCCCGAGCAGGTGGCCGAGATGCTGGAAGAGAAAGCAAAGCAGGCCCAAGCCCAGCAGTTGCTGGAAGCCGCGCCGGTTGCCGCTGGTGCGGCAAAAGACTTCGCCCAGGCGCAGGCCATGGCTGGTGCAGCGCCGAATGGACAGGCGCCGGCAGTCATCCCGGGAGCGTGACATGAGTCTTGTCGATCGCATCCTTCGCCGCCGCTCGCATTACCGCGCAGTCTTCAAGGCGGGCGCATCCACAGACGCCGTGCTGGCCGACCTGCAGCGCTTCTGTTTTGGCAACGCGCCCACCATCCGCTATAGCGCCCAGGGCGCTGTGGATCCGCTGGCATGTATCGCCGCCGCCGCGCGCCAAGAAGTCTGGCTTCGCATCATCAACCACCTGCAGCTTGACGATTCCCAACTGCTGAAACTCAAGGAGGAAGCAACCAATGAATACCCCGAATAGTGGTGCTGCCGCTCTGGGCGGCGCGCCTGCCGCACCCGCTGGCACCCCGCCCGCTGCCGGTTCGACTCCGCCCGCAAGTGGCACTCCCCCTACTGGTGGAACGCCGCCCGCTGCTGGCACTCCGCCGGCCCCTGGCAACCAGCCCTGGTATTCCGGCCACCCGGATGAAGGCGT